CTCGGTACGTGGTACCTAGAAGCTTGAAATCGGTTGGGGTCTCAGTCATCTCTGACTTGTCCACACTCAACTCCATTCCTACTGCTTCCGCATCGTCCGCTCCAACCTTGAGATCGAAGTTAGATCCAGACCTGAAAGCGCTATCGTCGCCCAGGACTTTCAGTGATTTCATAGCTACGTTTTGACACGCCGCCATGTACTCGACAAGTATGTAGTTGCACACACTATCCACGAGCTGAGTCCACCACGACCCAGATGGTACACCTCTATTTTTGCGGAACATGCGTCCGTCAGGCATAAGGATTGGAGTGTTGATGAAGTACCACACCATACCATCCCAGACGTTTCGCCACTTCTGGCGAGATCTGGCACTGGTCGGTTTCCCTCTCCAACTCATCCATTCAACATTCTGGTGTAAAATGTCGAATGCGGATTTGATCAACCAAGATGGTACTCGGGTGTCAAACGACTTGAAGTCTAAACCGTAAAGCTTTTCTCCAATTTTTGTGTTCGCCGCCCACTCGGTATACAAGCGTTGCGAACTTTTGCCAACCAGCATCGGTGAATCAGGTAACGCCATGAACTCTCGGTACATGACGGGAGCGTAGAGCCCCTCAACCATCAACATCTCAGCAGGATAGATCCAAGCGAGACGAGTCTTAGGATCAGATCTTTCAGACATCCCTCCCCTTTGGGTGGCCATGCAAGGAGCGAACCTCACACGGGTTGGATCAAACCGGTCTTTTCCCCCCTGCTTCATACGATGCCCCTGCCACCTACCCTCAGTGTATATCTGGGGCAGAACGTCTCCTTTCTTCTTGCCAGGAAAGGAAACGCCGGCAGAGGTATCTCGTTTCATATATTGACCAACTTCGTGCCAGTCAAGAGGTTCATGTTTCACGGGAAGCTTGAACGCCGAGCGAGCTTTACCTATGGCCCGAGCCATAGCACTGCGCTGGGTTGAGGTTAAGTCGACGAATTCCTTTCGATCTTCGCCGAACTTGTTGAGGGACTTGTACATGCCGTCCAGACCAGCGGGGCGGCGTGTGAATCCCCAAATGTCCTCGTACATCTGGGGGTCGTATTGTTTTAGAGTTTTACGAATCCAAGGATCCGTATTCCCGGGCGGGCTGTAGACGGAGTAACCGCCATACCGCGCAATCTCTTTTAAACCGGGAGACATGACATGTGACTTTCGAGTTGAGGTGGAGCGGATACCACCATCAATCTGAATCAGTTCGGGTAAACCGAGCAACTGATCCAACTCGATGTCAGAGGGAGCAAGAACTACATTGTCAAGCATGTGTGGTTCCTGAATGAAGGAGGAAATTAATCGGTTGAAACTCTG